ACTCTATGGTTCTGGTTGAGCAAGTTGGTATCCGTTCACAAGTTCAGTACAAACAAGAGTACCTTGCTACTCTGTTTACTTCTGACACTTTGTATGGTGTTGCCGCTTTGAAGAGCGCTGCCACAACTGGTGCAGCTTTGTCTTCTTCCATGTTTGCCTTGGTTGTTCCTTCTTGATAACAACCTTTCCCCTCACCTTCGGGTGGGGGGTTTTTTACATTAAGGAGATTTATTATGGCAGCAGCAACAGCAGTTACTTCCCGCAGAGGTAACGATCAGTTCCGTGGTCTTTTTACAGATACTTGGGATGTTACTTGTACTCTCGATAGTGCTTCAGTAGGTATTGCTGGAACGGCTACAGATACAGCAACAGTTCCAGGCGTTGCATTGGGCGACATGGTTCTTGGTATGTCAATTGGCGTTTCTGAAGCAGGTTTGGTTCGTAGAGCCTATGTTTCAGCCGCTAATACAGTTACCATTGTGACCTACAACCCTACAGGCGCAGCTGTAGATTTGGCATCTACTACATTGCAACTTATCGTTGCTCGTGCGGTAGTTTAATAAAAGGGGGCTAAAAACCCCCTTTTTAATGGAGTTCTTATGGCAACCTACAGATGTTTAGTAAGTGGAAACACAGTTACTTTTACCTATCAACACGATATTGATTCGATGAAAGGTCATCAAGGTTATGTAAGAATTGATGAGGTTGAACAAGAAACTTCTGAGAAGCCTTTAATATTGTCTCAACCAAAGCCCGCTAAGAAGATGGGAAGACCAAGAAAGACCGAAAATGTCTGAGATTGATCCACGAGAATTCGGTAAATTGGAAGCCCAAGTAGAGGCTTTACAAGCTGAAGTTCATGCTATGCGTGAAGATATTAAAGCCCTTTTGGAGATGGCAAATAGGTCAAAAGGTGGCTTTTTTGTCGGAATGGCTATTGCCTCCATTGTTGGCGGTATTATTTCGTTTATTGCCACAAAGGTCATCAAATGAGCCTTTTAACTGGCGTTGTCTGTCCTATAGCGACACAAGATATTTCGGTCAATTTGAAGAACCGAAACAATGCTTTCAAGAAGTTTGGCTATGGGCCACCCAATCCTGAAGAATCTAATGATTCATTTTGGCTAAAGAAAGCCAAGATGTATAACGCTCCTACCGAGAATATCAAAGGTATGCTCTGTGGTAATTGTGCTGCATTTATCCAAACACCAAAGATGATGGAATGTATCTCAAGTGGTTTGGAAAAAGATGAAGGTGAAGGAGAGTTATCTTATGATGAAAATTTCATTAAAGCCGCTGATCTCGGCTATTGCGACCTATTTCAATTCACTTGTGCTGCCGCTCGTACTTGTGATGCGTGGAAAGCTGGCGGGCCTATTACGAAGGAAAAACCATGATGCAAGCTAAAAAACCCAAAGAGGCTAAGAAGCCTAAAGGTATGCCATTGACAATTATGATTGCTGTTGGCAAACCTAAAGTTCGTCCTATGCCTACTCGTGGCGGTCGTACTGCTACTAACATGATGAAGAAATCTTCAAGAGGAAAATAATGTCAACATTTCAATTAGACCCTAATCAAGTAGCTTCTGGCATCCCGTCAATGGGAACTACTCAAGCTGCAACTGTTACAACATCAAGTGTTCAAATGACTGCATTTGGTGCATCTACAACCATGATTCGCATTGCTTGCGCTCAAGGTCATTGCCATTTTGCAATTGGTGCAAATCCAACCGCCTCTGTAACTACAAGTCCTTTGATTGGCATAAACCAAAGTGAAATTGTTGCGGTGACTCCTGGTCATAAAATAGCATTTATTAAAGACGCTACAATTACTGTATCTACAGTAACAGTTACTCAACTGAACTGATATGAAAAAGACCAAAGCAGAAGCCAAAATCTCTAAGGTCATGCGTGAGTATGGTGCGGGTAAACTGCACTCTGGCTCTAAGAAAGGCCCTGAAGTTACTTCTAAAAAACAAGCCATTGCCATTGCTTTATCTGAAGCTGGCATGAGCAAGCCAAGGAAGAAGAAATGAAACAAGGTCTTTACGCTAACATCAATGCCAAACAAGAACGCATCAAAGCGGGTTCTAAGGAAAAGATGCGTAAGGTTGGTTCTAAAGGCGCACCTACTGAGGCGGCATTTAAGCAAGCAGCTAAGACTGCTAAAAAGAAATGACCTTAAAAGCGCATCAAAACCCCAAGGGGGGCTTGAATGCTAAAGGCAGAGCATCGTATAATGCAGAAACAGGTGGCAATTTAAAACCACCAGTCAAGTCGGGAGATAACCCTCGTAGGGCATCCTTTTTAGCACGAATGGGCAATATGCCTGGCGCTGAGATGAAAGATGGAAAGCCTACCCGACTTTTACTTTCTCTTAGAGCTTGGGGCGCAACGTCCAAGGAAGACGCTAAAGCTAAGGCTAAAGCGATCTCTAAGAGGAATATGAAGTGAGAACCTTATCTGTTGGTAGAGTTTTAACTGCTGCTACGGCTACTACGCTGTATACAGTGCCTACTGGCTATTACGCCAGATGTACAGGCTTGCACGCTGCCAACTCTACTGCCACAAATAAGTTTATTAGTTTGTCGTGGTATGACTTAAGTGCTACGGCAACTATACCAATTACCTTTGAGAATGCCGTTGTTGCAAAGTCTTTTCTTGATCCAATTACAGTAAACACATCTTTCGTTATGGAAGAGGGTGATTACATAATTGCAACTTCAGAGACTGCATCAACAATGAGCATTATTGCAACATTTGAGGTTAATGGAGCGCAACGAACATGACTTATTTAGAACTTGTTAACGATGTGCTAGTTCGCTTGCGTGAAAGCACAGTCTCTATTGTTGGAGAAACAACATATTCTGCCTTGATTGGCAAGTTTGTGAATGATGCCAAGCGTCAAATTGAAGATTCTTATAATTGGAATTGTCTTTCACAAACAATCACAGTAACCACAACTGGTGGCACAAGTTCTTATGCTTTGACAGGAGCAGGACAGAAGTTTCGTATCAATGATGCGTTGAACACAACAAGTCTAATTGGTCTTAGAAACATCGCTTTTGCGGACATGAATCGCAAATTAAACTTTTCTGCTTCTTCACAGTCTATCCCTTCAGAGTTCTGCTTTAGTGGAGTTGATGCTAATGGCGACACGAAGGTTGATTTATTTCCCGTTCCTGATGGCGCATATACATTGTTGTTTGATTTGACTATTCCACAAGCTGCTTTGTCTTCAGATAGTGATTCAGTATTAGTTTTGGATTATTTAGTTGCTCAAAGTGCTTATGCCCGTTCTTTGATTGAGCGTGGTGAGGATGGTGGAACAAACTCTAATGAGGCTTATGCCTTGTTTAGAGGAATGCTCTCTGATGCCATTGCGTTGGAAAGCACTCGTTATCCTGAAGATAATTTCGTGGCGGTCTAATGGCAGCACAACTACAAAGTTACAGTCTTTCAGCGCCAGGCTTCTACGGCCTAAATACTGAAGATTCGCCCCTTGATTTGGGGTCTGGCTTTGCTTTGATTGCAACTAACTGCATCTTGGATCAGTATGGTCGTATAGGTGCTAGAAAAGGTTGGACAAGAGTTAATGCCTCCTCTGGTGCTTTGGGTGCTAATGATGTTGGTGTTATCCATGAATTAGTCCAGACAAATGGAACTTTAACCATTCTGTTTGCTGGTAACAACAAGATATTCAAACTCGATTCTTCTAATGTTGTTGTTGAGTTGACCTATGGTGGCGGTGGTACTGCTCCTACTATTACGGCATCTAATTGGCAATGCGCTACTTTGAATGGAATTGCATATTTCTTTCAAACAGGACATGACCCAATAATTTATGACCCTGCTGTAAGTACAACTACTTATCGCAGAGTATCTGAAAAAACTGGCTATGTAGCTACAGTTCCACAAGCCAATATTGCTATATCAGCATTTGGTCGTTTGTGGGTGGCTAATACTGCTACAGACAAAGTAACTATTTCATTCTCTGATCTGATTGCAGGTCATGTGTGGGGTGGTGGAACTTCAGGTTCATTGGATATTTCTCGTGTGTGGCCTAATGGTGCAGATGAGATCATGGGTTTAGCAGCGCACAATGATTTCTTGTTTATCTTTGGTAAACGACAAATTCTTGTTTACTCTGGTGCTTCTACACCTGCTTCAATTGTTCTGAGCGACACAATTGGCTCTATTGGATGTATCTCTAGGGATTCGATTCAAAGTATTGGCTCTGATGTTGTTTTCTTGTCAGACTCAGGTGTTCGCTCATTGATGAGGACAATTCAAGAGAAGTCTGCACCCCTGAGAGACCTCTCTAAGAATGTTCGTTTTGACCTTAATTCATCTTTATCAGCCGAAACATTAGCCAATGTTAAATCTGTTTATTCAGAAAAAGATGCTTTTTATCTGCTTATTTTACCTGCAACATTTCAAGTCTATTGTTTCGATACTAAGCAAACATTGCAAGATGGCGCTTACAGGGTTACTAAGTGGGATTCTATTGCACCAACTTCTGCTAGATCACTTAGAAATGGTGACTTATACATTGGCAAAAATGGGTACATCGGTAAATACAATGGCTATTTAGATGACACATCTACATATCGATTTGCCTATTACACAAACAATGCAGACCTTGGCAACCCAAATCAGATTTCAATTTTAAAGTCTGTTTCTGCAATTGTGATTGGTGGTTCAAACCAGTTTCTAACTATCAAGTGGGGCTTTGATTATTCTGGCTCTTACCTATCAGAAAATATCTACATTCCTACACAAGTAAGTTATGAGTATGGCATTGCTGAATATGGCATTGCTGAATACACAAGTGGCGTGTTAATCAAAACACTACTTTCCAATGCTTCTGGTGCTGGAAAGATTGTTCAAACTGGTTATGAAACTACAGTTAATAATGTTCCATTTTCTCTGCAAAAGATTGAAATTCAAGCCAAAGATGGCAAAATAGCCTAAGA